TCGGTCTCCAGCCCGGCGCCCTTGTTCTCCCAGAGCTCGGCGACGTCGGGCGGGCAGTTCTCCAGCCCGAACATCTGCACGCATTGCATCACGGTCAGGTTGAAGGTGCGGTAGAACGAGTTGATGCGGAAGTCTGATCCGGCGCCGAGGTAATACTCACCAGCGCAGGGATTGTAGCAGCGGATGATATCGTCGCGATCCTCGTACATGATTTTCGGCGCGGTGCCGAATACGATCAGATCCTCGAACATCTGCGTTGCGGACTGATAGTAATTCGAGCCCGAGAACACGCGATAGATCATGTCCTCGACTTGCTCGAACCAAAGTTCGGCGGCACGATCAGGCTTATAGTTACGGATCCCCGGTTTGATTTTGAACCATGGGCGCGAGGAGCTCATGATGCCGGAGCGCATGCCGGCAGTACAGACGCGCACGGCCTGGGCGCCGGTCGGATCCTTGATCGCCTGGTTGATCGCCAGGCCTCTCGACATTGTGTTAGGGACCACGAGCCACAAATAACGGCGCGGCAAAATCGCTTCTGCTAATTTTGCCCAATGTTCCCACCATGAGAGTCTCCAGTTTCGAAGCGCATATAAACGCTGTTCTAACTGAAGCCGCATATCCTCCCATTTTTGATTATCGGGTGCGTACCAATCTTGTTTAACGAGCGCTGGGGCCTGTGCGAGCAACGATGCGCTCGCATTTTCATAGTGCGCGATAGCATCTCCGAGAGTGCGATCAAAATAAGCCATCTAGCATCCAAAGCTGAGTAAGCCGGCGCTTGTGCCGGGCTCGAGGTCGCGTCGAGGAATAAACTCGTACTTTTCACGCATCAAACGACTGTTATCGGACTTCGTTATCCAACTGCAATTCGCCGACGAATAATTTTCGGCAGACCGCTCACGCTCAATCGACAATCCCGGCACAAAGCCGTTGCTCATCGCCCACAATTTGAAAACCGCATAATTGCGCCATTCAGCGCATACGCGAATGCCTTTCGCTCCGTACCATTGGTAACCGCGCGCTCTCGGATTGTAGCAGCGCCTATGCATCGCTTGCCAAATACCATAAAGCGCTGAGCGCCCCACGCTCCTTCTCGTATCGCCGTGCCGTGTCCGCGCCAGAGCACCACGCTTGTTTGAACAGGCGACACAACTTTTTCGCTGTCGAAATGTCGTACTGTTAAGGACGAGCACGTTTCCACATGCACATTTTACTCGCCAAAGCACCAGCGTACTTCGGTGCCCAGGGACACGAATGGCGCCGACGCGCGCTAGGACAAGTAACTCCTCGTGTTGCTCGCCGACTTCTATCCGCCGAAAAGACGGATGTGGCTTTCGTGCCATTTGAAATCCCTCCATTATCGAAGGGCTCAGAATAGCACAAAGCGAGAACGCTTGGAATCCATGATGTAGGCTTACGTCCCGCCGCCGAGGAGTTGCGTCTTGGCGCCAGCCGTAGAGCTGACGCCGCCGGCGCCGGTTAGATCGGTACCCTCAAAACCGGCTCCTGCCGCAAGAGCTGCTCGCGAGCGCGCGGCTTGGCCAACGGCCTGGACCTGGCTTGAGGCAATCGTAGGCGGAGGTGCGGCCGGTGGCAGCGGAGGCGGAGGAGGAACCGACATTGACGGCGTGCCAAAGATACCCATTGGGGTTTCCCTCTCAGATCAGGAGCAACAGAGCGAAAACGCCGCACAAAATGCTGGTGCCAACGATCACGCGCTGAATGGCAACCATCGCGAGGTAGCCGTTAGAGGCAATTTTGCCTTCGACCAATGCACGCTTCTCCGCGCGGCCTAGCATGTAGGCAATCAGATGCGAGAGGTAGGCGAGGCCGAGCGTGACGATCGCAAGACGCATGGATCCAATATGCCCGGTCAAGAGCCCGGCAACGAATACGGCCACGAGGTAAAGCGCGCCGTTGACGATGGCGCCGATCGCGAAGATGTTCATCAGTCAAACTTTCCGAGATAGACGAAGAACCACACCGCGAGTAGCAGCAGGAGGACCACCATGACGCCACCGATGACTATGAATGGCGTCATCACCTCACCGCAGGATTGATGCAATGCATCGGATAGATGGAAAGCGGCGCGCAGGGGTCAGGTTGGGATACTGGCACCGGAAAGAGATTGCGCAGCATCGTCTCGGCGCGCTCGCGGTATCGTGCCCAAGCTGGTTTGGCGATCATGCTGAGATCACAGGTGAAGTACGATGAGCCGCCTGTGGGGGTGGTGCCGCACCGATCGTCATGGTCTGGGTCAACACCCTCGGCGCGGGCTATCAGCCGTGCGACGTGCTCAACCACTTCCTCAGCGACGTTGTGATGCTCGGCTGGGATCGCGATGACGATTTCCGGTGGCGATTGGTAATCCATCGGCGTCCTACCTCAACGGATCGTAATCGGACGTGAACATGGAATGGCGGCGCTCGAGCATATCGATTTCGGCGAATACGCGCTCGGCCGGCGTCATGGTGTTGAGCGCGCTCTCGATCTGCTCTTGCCGCTTGAGATTGTCAAAGTAAAGCGGGCGCGCGAGGGCAGAGTCGAGGAATTCGCCTAGCTCGCGCCTGGCGTCCTGAGCTTGCTTGGATTGGCCTTGTGGTGCGCCGTTTGAGATCTCAGGCGGTTCACGGCCGGGGCGATAGAGCGGGCGGCAATCGGTCATGCCACGGCACCATCGAGGAATGGCACTGACAGCCAGACAATCTTTGGGATCGTCGGGAGAGATGGGAGGCGAGGCGGGGTAATCGGTCATCTTCCGTGCTCTCGTAAATCGTCGCTGAGACGCTCGCCAGTGTTGAGAAAAAAATACATCGCCTCTTTCGAAAGACGATAAACGCAATCGATGCCGGTGATAGCCGACACACTGCAGGTCGCAAAGCCGCGCCGGACTAGATCATCCCAATCAGGGTTACTCGAACAGCGATAGAAGTTCCGAAACGCAATCTTTTTGCCACGATCAAGACCGAGCGCATGGCGGGCCATCTCTACCTGTTCGTCGGAAAATTCGTAGACTGCCATGCGTGAAAATCTCTCTCGAGTTTCGCCATATTGAATCGCTGGCCGCCGAGGTAAACCACGCCTTCGAACACTTGCACCTGGGCGCCGTAGAGCTCCTCGAGACAAGCGAGGAGCGACAGAGCGTCGGGGCTCATTTCAGAAATAAGTGGCCGCGACAATCGGGATACCGCGGAAGGTCGGTCGCTGACCATCGACGAACCATCTACCTCCGCCGAACGCCAGCTTAAAGATGGCGATTTCCTCGGGCGATAACCCCACACCGTTTACCGTCTTCACGTCTTTGGCCCGCGCGTCCACCCGTGCATCGAAGTCAATCACTGCTTGCTCTCGCATGGCCGCCAATGCTTCGGCGTCCGCCTTGAAGACGCTATCGCGAAGCACACGCGGCACCATAACTATGGATGCCGACATTCCAGCAAAAATATTTAGCCTCTCACACTTCGCCTGCAGGCCCGGACCGGGCCCATCGGTGATACGCACCGTAAAGCGCTTATCGCCTTTGAGCCGCGCCTCTTCGCTGGTTAATTCGAGAAACATCTCATTTCATCGCTAAGGGATCGTAATCCGATGTGAAGCTGTTGGCTACGCCGCCAACCCTCCAGAGTGAAGGTGGGCGCACGATAGCGCGCTTGAGGCCGGAGAGGCAAATGTAGCGCGTGCAATCCATAAGATGGTCCGCCTGGCCGTCTTTCACCCTACCCTTTTCGTCGCGCTGATAGAAGCGCTGTTCGGCGAGCCAATTGGCAAGCGTGCGGAATACCATCATCCGCTGAGTGGAGAGGCGCGTCCAGACTTCGTAGATGCCGGCCTCGAGGGCATTTTCGGCTTCAACGAGCGTATCGAGCCCGAGGTCGTTGTAATCCTTGAGCAGGCGCTGGCCGTCACGTTGACCACGACCGCGGGCGGCCGGATCGATCACGCCTGGGATCCAGGTTCCTCGTGCGCGAATGGCGGCGGCATGAATTGGAGGCTCGGCCTCGCCGCGGTAATGCTCGCTGTAGAGATAGACGATATCGGTTTCGAGATCGTGTGCGGCCCAAAGCGCAGCGGTGCGGTTCCAACCAACGTCGAGCGCATAGCACTGCACAAAATGGTCGGGGATCTGGAACGGATCGCAGAGGAAGGCTTCTTCCGGGACCGGATAGATGGCGCCGGCACCAAGGGAAGGAATGCCTTCGGATCTTGCTTTGCGCTGGAAGGGCTGAATGCGGGAGAGCTCTTCGGCCATCATTGCTTCGGTAAGGTGTGGGACGTGTCGCCAGCCAGCATTGACGATGAACTTACCGGACATGATCAGAACTTGATGGCTGCCAACGTGATCGGCGCCGTGGTGCGGCGCTTCTGGCGCACCAGCGCGCTTTCTAAGTGGCGATGCGCCTTGATAAGGTTATTGCGCCAAGCGACACGGCGTTTGCCGCTGGATCCGTTGCGCCCGTTATCGATGCGATCACCGATGCGGATATTGGCGAAGGATTCGAGATCGTCGAGATCGTCGGTCATCACGAGTTCAAGGCCGAAAGGTAGCGGCGATATGACGGCTGAGAGGCAGCGGTATCTTGGCGATCATGGCGCTGGCAAACTTGACGCAACGGCCTTCGTCGGTCATTGCCCTTTTTGCTCATCACTACACTTCGCTCGATCCGATATAACGGCCTCGTATCTGACCTTGCGAAGCCATTGCATCACGATATAGGGCTTCGACGCCTCATCGGTTTCATCTTTGAGGTCACTGAGAAGGTCAAGAGCGTACTCTCGGTCCTGATCGGTGATCTTGCCAAGTTCTGCATCGTAATCATGGGGTGTTGGCGCACTCATCACTTATCACGCGACGGCCTTCATGAGCCAATCGGAGCGCTCTTCGAAACGATCAGGCAGCGAGCCGCCGGGAAGGAATTCTAGCACCACTTTCGACATTCCTTCAATCGGGGTGAAGGTCAAGAGCAGATGGCCGCGCGATGTCATAAGCCGAATGCCGCATTCCTCGTAAACGTCGATGCCGGGCTCTTCGTCAAGCCAGACCAGGTCTTGTTCGGTGCCTTCGAACGAGCCGCGGCCTTGCTCATAGGACTTGAGACCGATTTGCGACCAGCCGCCGCTGCGATGACGCACTGCGATCGTATCTGCGAGATTGGCAATGCCGCGCTTCCAGGTGACGCTGCCGATATCCTCGCGGGGAACGAGGCCGGTTCCAGAAAACGTCTTTTCCCGGCTGCGCCATGAAACCTTGCCGAACAGCTTGGCCTGAATGATATCGCGGGTCGACTCGTTCGATTTGCCGGCTGCCCAGCAGGAGATCGGTCCGGCGCACCTGTGACCGACCCACCAACGCGGGTAGCGGCCGGTCAGATGCAGCGTGGCTTCATAGCCGCCGATTGACTCGCTCTTGCCAATTCTGTTGGCGGCTAGCATCAGCCGATCGCGGTGGGGTGAACCATCGCAATCTGGCGGGCAACTCGGCAGCAATTCGTGTTGTCCACCCGCGGCGAAGAATTCCATGTGACGCGGATAGAGCAACCGGCGCAGGGAACCGTGATCGGGAAAGTAGGAGAACAGGCGCCGATAGGGCTCAGCCCGGCTCACGTTCTCCCGCAGCTTCGCGGCCAGCGTCGCGCGGCCCTCCGGGGAGAGCCTCGATAAGATCGGCAACAGCCGCTTGGTCGTCGACGCTGAGAGCATTGAAGATGTTCACTTGGGTGCGCGGGCCGTCCGGTTCCGGCAGTCCTCCAAAATGCTTCAGAAGTGTGAAATTGGCCTGGTTCTTGTCGGCGAGCTTGAGCTCGGGGCCGTTCTCGGTCCACTTCACTTGCTCGATCGCCTCGCTCAGTTCGCGCGGCAATGCGGTGATGTTCTTGAGCGTCTTGCCGTCCGCTTCATAGAAATCCGCTACGTTGGCGCGGCCGATGCGGTCGATGCGCACCACGATCGAGGCTGGGCGGATATCACGGTACGCGATGGCCTCGACAAAGAGCGCGCGCACCCGAGCCTTGACGTCAGCGCGATTGGCGAGGCGCCGTCCATTGCTATCGGCGTTTTTCGGCGCGAAGCCGGCGCGCTCATAGGCCTTGGCTCGTGCTTTCTTGTCACAAGCAAGCTGCAGCTCGACAAGTTCACGCGCAAAAATCTCGTGTTGCGGGTCGACCAGGATTCCCATTGTGTGCGATCTGCAGCATATGCCCGATTCAATCCGATTCACAAGTTAGGCTCTTTGGCCCCAATTTTCAATGATCCTGGATCCAGTCAGGTTGAGCGTTGGGCGAGAATGGAACCTGGGGGCGATGCAAGGCGCGAACGCCGCCAGCGGGCGGATCAGGAAATGCACCATTGCTCGGCTCGGTTAGGCCTTCGGATTCGGCCTTTCCGAGTGCTGCGGCGACCATAGCGTCGGTGTCGACTTCGACAGGAATTGGATCAGGCGAGGGCGGTGCGGTGGAGGGACCGGACTCGGTCATCGATGCGCTGGGATTAAAAGCATTGCTATTGCGCAGCCGCATCAGCGTGGCGCGTACCCAGGTGGCGCTGTCTAGGCCTTCGAGCTCGGCTTGTGTGCCGATCCATTGCTCGAGTTCATCGCTGATACGCACGACGACGCGCTTTGAGAGTGGGGACATGGCTCAATGCGGCAGAGGTTTGATGCTTTTTAATTCGCAATCGACCCCGACGACCATTGGCGAAAATGTGCCATCTTCGTTCTCGACGATGAGTACGCCGATATTGTCGAGATCGGTGGTTTCTGCACCGGCATGGTCGAGCAATTTGACCACTTTCACGGTTTTGGTGCGCTTTGACAGGTTGGTCACTATTCGCATCCTCGCCCTATTGAGCCGCTGTCCCTTGCGTCAGTGAAGATTCGCCACGGTCGCCAACCTTGGGCACAGTGGAATCCCCATTCACGCATCACCGGCCCAGTAATAAATGGGACTTATATACATGACTCCCTTATCCCCTAATTCGTCTCGATTGGGGCGTCGGAGCCAGCCGCAAAGGCCCGGCGCGCGCGAAGCGCAGCGCACACGGCGGCCACTATTTCACGGCCATTCATCAGGTCGGAACACTCTTCATAGAGATATTTGTGAGTGGGTTTCTTGCCGCATGAAATCCGGTGGCGCATGGCAATCTGCTCCAGTTCAGCAACGTGCAGCATGTGAAGCATTTGAGAGAGCCACGGCTTACGGTTCGGCGAATACCCGCCCGACGATACCTCAATTGACTTGGCGGCAGCGTCCACGGTCCACGTCTCGATGGTGCCCTCTCCGACCGCGTGGATCGTCGCCTGCACAGGCGTGTACTGAGGGGTATAGGCCGTGCCGCCACGGCGGGGCTTCATGATGGCCGGAAGCTTCTCATTCCACTTCGGTGCCAGCGCCACGATGACGCGCGATGAAATCGGCACGAAGGCCCGTAGTTGCGCCTCAAGGCGATCAGCCACGTCCCGGCTAGATTTAATCTCGACCGAGATGATTTCTGTCGGGCATATCGCCGCCAAGTCAATGCGGTTGGTCGAGTATCGCAGCGGTAATTCATGTACGATTCTGGCCTCTGGCCATCGCGCGCGGAGCTTGGGCACCAAAAGTTCCCGCATTTCCAGTTCCTCGCTGGAACGGTTTTGCTTGGGAGGTGGCGTCTCGACTAGCTGTAGGCTCATTTCTCCCGCTCCATCTTGGCGGCGAGCCTCTTGCGTCGGCGCGCGGGCTTCGTCTTTGGCTTTGGCCGATACCGCAGCACCACGTCTGCAATTGCGTCCAAGGCTTTCGGCGGCTTCCAGTCTGGCAACAGACTGTCGGCACCTAACGCCGCAACTTGTGCAGCTAGATCATGGCGGGGCTTTTTCATGCGATCAGCGCCTTGTATGTGAGGCGCTTACCGGCAACGCCGCTCACGAAGCTATCGAGCCTTTGCAGCGTATGCCGCGCCACGTTGCCTTCGTTCAAGCGGAAGGCAAATTCGTCAACGTAGCGGCCAAGATGCTTTGCACTGGCGTGATGGTAGACTCCGATCAGTCCGCGCTTGAGAACCGCAAACACGCTCTCAATCGAGTTGGTCGTCACGCCATCGCGGACGAACTCGCCTTGGCTGTGGTTGACGCTTTCGTGGCTGAAAAACAAGCCGCCTATATCGCGGTACGCGCCGTGCTCATCGGTGTGCAGGGTCGATCCGACCTCGACATTCTGCACGATCACGTCTTGGATCGTCTGCGCATCCGTGTTGGCGAGCTTCACGCCCTTGGTGCGCCCGCCTTTGCCGCGCTCGCGCATCCCGAGAACGGGCGTCTTGCCGACAGTGCCGCGACCCGCCTTGAGCTTTTTGTGCTCGTGCTTGTTGGCCTCGATCCCGCCGACGTAGGTTTCGTCAATCTCGATCAGCCCGCGCAACTTAGTCAGGTCTTTGCCGCAGGCTTCGCGAAGCCGGTGCAGCACAAACCAAGCCGACTTTTGCGTGATCCCGATCTCCTTGGCGAGTTGCATCGACGATATGCCCTTGCGGGCCGTCACAAGCAGGTACATCGCGTAAACCCACTTATGCAGGGGAACGTGGCTCCGCTCGAATATCGTGCCGGTGCGCACCGTAAAGTCTTCCTTGCACTGATTGCAGCGGTAGAAGCCGCCAGCCCTCGCCGTGACCCTCTCGCCCAAGCCGCAGACCGGGCACTTGGGGCCTTCCGGCCACAACCGGCCTTCAAGGTAGGTCCGGGCCGACTCCTGGTCCGGGTACATCGCGAACAGTTCGAACGTAGAAATGGTGGACTTACTCATGACCCATATCCCTCGTTTTCAAGGTCAAAATCTAGCCCAAAATGGCGAGGGAGTCAAGTATATAAGTCCCTTTCAAATTGCTGTTATGGCACAAAAGCAAAAGCCGCGAGGCGATTAGGCCACCGCGGCTAATTCCGGTCGTGCGCTGCACTTGGGGTGACGGGCTTTTGCCACCACCTTGATCTGATCGATATACAGTTCGATTGGAGTAAGACGCCCGAAGATATCGATATCCGCTCTGATTCGATCTTCGAGGTCAAGGCGTTGCGGCATGAGGTTGACGATAATGCCGCCGAAAGCTGTGAATGGCCCTTCGGTGACTTGGATCACGTCGCCGATCGAGAATTCAGATTGTGGCTTTGATTCCGGCATCTTGATCAGGCCTATCTCATTGGCCGCGCCTTTGAGCGTAGCGACCGCCTGATTGACGCTTCCGCCTCGTAAAATACAACGAAAACCGGGGATATCGCGAGGGTCTCCGCGTAGCGTGCAGCCGAAGAAATAGCCGGGGAATAGGGGTCGCAATACCGTGCGAAAGAGCCCGCGATGGCGCTGGTTGAGGGTGACATGACGTGTAGCTTTGATCTCGATCTCACGCTTTGGTAGGAAGATAGTCGATCCGAAATACTGCAGCCATCTTGCTGTCTCGTTCTCGCGGCGCACTTGGCAGGCGACAACCGCCCAACTGCCATCGTCGATAAGGCTTTGCGTCGCTTGCATAAATCCCTCATTGTTGCGTTGCCGTTCGCTTCAAATCGGTATCGGTATCATGCGCTGATTCTGGCTCCGAAAGCGAGCCATCCTTGCGTGGTGGCCAAAGGCATGGAACCAATAGGCCCAACTCCTTGACCGGCCAATCGTTATAGGTTTTGCCGTTGAGTTCCTTGACCATGGTCCCGACTACAATCTGGCGGACGTCGATGCTCAAGAATTCACGCCAGGCGCCGCACATTTGCGTGCCTTTTTTGACCATGACCCAGTGATCGGGATTGTCATCGGCGAATTGGGCTAAAGCTAGGTAAGATGGTGATAATGGTGGCAATTTCAAGCCGCTACCTTGGGCGGACGGCAGTGCCTGGAGGCGGTTAAAGCCTGCGATCGCCCGCATGACGTTGGTGGCTCGCCAGACTTCCGAGCCTTCGGGCTCAAAGACTAGCGCCGGGATTGGCTTTCCTTCCGGTTCGACCAACACAGCGAAGGCCGGCCAGCCGTCGCGCTCCTTCAAAAATATGTGCGCACCCAAGACGTTAGGTGGTTTTCTCTGGCGGTTGCGATAGATCACATAGCCATGGGCCGCTTTGGTGGCGAGGGTGCGTTCGGCTTCGGTCAGCGCTTGCCAGACTTGCCGCGCTTGCGTTTGGCGCAGGATCGGCTCCCGGTACGCCTCTTCGAATTCTTTCCAGCTTTGCGCGTGCTGCCACTCACCCCCTTCTTGGGGGGTAGGGGGGATTCTTTCTTGTTCAGGTTCAGGTTCAGGTTCAGAGATTAGGCCCTGGCCAGAGTCAGAGGGCTGGCCGAGGGCTAACGGGGGGGCAGGCGCAGGGGTGGCATCATTTGCCCCTGGCTGCTGGCTAGGGTCAACTTGGGTGCTTGCCCCTGGCTGGCTGCTAGGGTCAGCGCTGGCGTTGAGGTGGGCCTCAATATCGTCTGCGTCGAGGTCGAGGAGAAGGCGTATTTCGTCGGAAGTTCGACGTCCGCGGCCTTCAGCATTGCGACGGCCGTCCGGGTCTATCCATTGCGATAGTCTGACGATGGCACCGGCTGTCTGTTCGAGCCATCCCATGCGCCGTCGCACGGTATCGCTGCCGAGTTCGGTATCCGCCGCAAGCTGGTCGATCGAGACAAAGCAGGTGCCGTCTCCGTTTACGTAGAGCGTGAGCGCCGTGAGGATATGCTTGGCGTGGCTATCGCCGAGCCGAAGGTTGCGCGCCCATGAGTGGGCTTCGTCAGCGGCAATGCGGCGCTTGCGGTGTTTTGGTGCGGGAGTATTCATGCGCTCGCTCCCTCGCCTAGACACGGCGGTGTGGCCGAGGTGACGAAAATCTCGCCGTTGCGATGACGCCATTCGCGCCAGACGCTGCGGCCGTCGCCGCCGTGCACGGTGAGGCGGGCTAATCCGCAGAGCGGGCAGGTGCGCTCGGTGCGGGAGTTGCCGTCTTTGAAAGATGTGCCGTGTAAGCGCTTCTCGCTTTCGCGGGGCCAGCGGTGCTTGGCTGGCGAGAGTTGCTCGATCATAGTTCGAGATGGTTTCACGATGGGCCTAACGCGGATGGACAGACCGGACTCGGTCAACGTGACGCTGGGATTCTGACAGGCTTTGCAGAGCGAGCGCGCTTTGCGGCGATTGGTTCGATCTTCCAGCCGGTTTTCTCAAGCGCCATCAGCACCAGCGTGATCGTGCTGCCGTGCCTGGTGGCATGCGGCACGCCGGCGATGGTCAGCGCGATCGAGATTGCTTCGTTGGGCTCGATGCGCGAGCCGCTCACGGCGGCCCCGAGCGATAATCGTCTTCCCAATAGGACAAGCCCGCGCCTAATGGCGCTACCAAAGGCGCGGGCTCTACCGCAGTGCCGGTTTGCACTTCCGGCGCTGAGGGTTCGGATTCATTGCCCCAGGCTTCCCAGCCCGGCCGCGCGGGACCGCGGCGGTTGAGTTCGATCTTGGGTAAAGTCGGGTAGTATTCTTCGATCATCTTTGCGAATACTTCCGGCTTACTTGAATGTTTGCCAACCATCGCGTGAATGACGGAAGGGTATTGCGTGCCTGGCGCCGGCGCCGGCGGGTGCCCGCGCGTGCCGAGCAATAGAATTTCGTGGGCATTGCGGTTCCAGTAGCCGGTGCCGAGCGCGAGATCAGCTTCCTCGAGCGATTTGGTTTTTACCCATGCCCAAGAGCTTTTGTAATCGAAGCCCCATGCTTCCATGACCAGGAGCGCGTGCGGCTGCATGGGGGCGGTCGACCAGAGCCATAGGACGCAATCGGGTGCGGCGATCCTGGGCACGTCGCGGGCGGCGATCACGGCCGTGCATGACGTCGGATAGTGGTTGCCGGCTGCGCGATCCATGCCAGTTGAGCGCGACCAAGGCTCGAATTCCCATTCCGGATCCGCCAGGATGACGCCGAATTTCTTGTCCGGCAGGGCCGATTGCTTGGCGCCGAGCTCGCGCTCGCGCTCGGTCCGGCGCGCCGTCTTGATCCGCTGGCCGATCTCGCGGCGCTCCATATCGGGGTGAATGGTGCCGTCCTTGACTGCGGACTCGAATTGCTGGTCATCGAGGCGGGTGAGATCGTAGAGCGCCCCCCAGGACGGCGGCAAAAGCGCAACGTGTTGCGGTTTTGCCAGCCGTTCGTCCGCGGCGATTGCCATGAGCATCTGCGCGGTGCGCGCCTTGAACGGCAGCTCTTTGGCGATCAGATCCTGCCATTCCCCATGCGGGAGAGACTTTTTCGCCTCGGCGAGGAGATAACCGGTATCGAGGATGGCCTCGACGCCCTTGCGCCAGGCGTCAAGAATCCGCTCTTTCCAGGCCAGGAGCGGCGGTTTGAAGGGCGCGACGTCACTCATGCTGACCTCGTTCCCAGATCGACGCCGTCTTCGCGCTTGATCTGCACCAGCGCTTCGGCAAGCCTTTTGCGGGTCTCGCGCTTCGGGACGTGCGAGCCATGCCGCAGCTTGAAATAGCCGCTTTCGCCCAGGCGAGCCGTCCGGCAAAGCCTTGAAATAGATATGCTTTCGGCCTTACGCGCGGCCTCTATTTCATCGAAAGTAGGCAAATGCGGGACAGCTTTCATTGCCGAGCTTTCCTCAAACTCTAGCGCGAATCACCCGAGGGACGCTATCTATATGTCGTGAGTCTAGCAAGGCGGTATCCTACATCTGGACCAATGCTTATACCGCATGGCTGCTATGCTATATCTGCTATTGCTTTAGGCGATAGTCACGGTAGGTTAGCGATAGGAAAAGGAGGCACCATGAACCACTTCCGCACCACGCAACTCGATCCCGATCACCACGCCAGCCACAGCAGCAAGACCGACGTATGGTGCTGCCGCTGCGGCAAAGACATTCGCGGCCGCTACCGCGTGGTGCATGTCATTGGCGGCGGCATGGAAGTGCTCCATCCGGCCGACGAAGCCCTGTACGTGCCGGATGGTGGCGATATGGGCGCGCTTCCGATCGGACCGGATTGCGCTCGCAAAGTCGGACTGGAATGGACTCACCCAGCGAAGCAGGAGGCCGCATGAACGGTCTAACCTTCCGCCGCCGCGATCGCCGGGAATTCCCCCGCAAGGTGAAGCTGATCGCTTTCCTGCGCTGCAAGGGCAAGTGCGAGGGCTGCGGCAACAGGCTAGTGAGCGGCGATATTACCTATGACCACAAGATCCCCTGGGCGATCTCGCGCGACTCTTCGCTGGGGAATTGCCAAGTAATTTGTACGAGCCTGTGCGACCGCACGAAAACCGCGACCGATATCGGCGTGATCGCAAAATCGAACCGCGTGCGCGACAAGCACATCGGCGCCACGTCGCGATCGCGTCATCCAATGCCAGGCGGCAAGCGTTCGCCGTTTAAGTTCAAGGTCGGCGGTGGTATTGTCGATCGAGCGACTGGACAGCCTTGGCGGTTTGGAAGGTAGTATGGGTCAGTGCTGACCACGGGATGCGCGAGCGCGGAATAATCAAACAAAACATGCTTATCCGGTTAGCACACACAGGAGCTAGATCATGAGAAATGAGATTGTGACGAAAGCTATAGCCGTAATGGACACGGCGGAATATGGCAGCGATGCGTTCGATGTTGCCGCCTGGGCGGCTTACACAGCGATGGATGGCGGCCAGCGGGAGGTTCTGCGCCAACTTTTGTTCAAAGGGCCAACTTGGGACGGCGATATTTGCTCAAAAGCAGCACGCGGCGACCTTTTCGATTGGGGACTGGCCCTTCGATGCTGCTTCAGAGGCGGGCAAGGCTACACCGCCGCGTCTTACCGCGCCTTCACGATTTACCATGCGGTCGAGAAAAAACCAGCCTTGTCTGTGGCTACTGGATGATGTGGCTGTGTGTCTAAACCGGATAAGCATGAAAGGATTAAGCCGATGAAGCTATCTGCGACCGCCAAAGAGGCGCTGATCGCGCTTGTTGCTGCCCCTCTCATTAGGCGGGGCGGCCGCTATATCCACGCCAGCGCCCTCGGCAACCCCGATGCGCGGGCATTCAAGCTTGAGACTATCAGCAGGCTTTCCAAACTCGGCGCCATCGTTCACGTCGCGCGTCCCGGAGAATATAGCGTGCGTCTCTCTGCCCATGGTAGAATCCACGCGAGTCTCGCAATGGCTGCCGAGGCCGATGCTATTACGGATTCCGCGCTACCGCGTTGACGCGGCGAGAGGGGATAGGCCCGCGATTATACCCCTGACGCACGTAACCGGAGGTTAGGATATGACTATAATCCCAATGGACGATACCGGAGTTGCCTCAATGGCTGACGATCCCCGCCTTGAACAAGCAGTGAGCGACATCGTTCAGCTTCTTAACAACTACGACACGCCAGCACGCTATCCGGAGCTTATAACGGAGGCTGCGGACGAGATCGAACGGCTGCGAGCGACAACCATCACCGATGAAATGGTAAAGCGAGCAGCCGAGGCCATCAGCCTATCATTCCACGAGGAAGGCTACATCGAAGGCCACTCCGATCCGGCCGAATGGGATGAGTTTTTGAAGGCTGCCCGCGCTGCGCTGGTGGCGGCATTAACGTCAAATTCGTCCGAGCAAGACCAGGACTAAAATGATGACGAGGATTAGACCAAGACCGCCGCCGCCGTAATAGCCCGTGCCGTAGAACGGGCTGCCGCCAATCCCGCCAACACCGCCGAGCAGCACGATCACAATAATGATGAGCAATATTAGACCGAGGCTCATAGAATTCCTCCCTTTGGTTCAGACGTTGGCACTGTCTTGACGGCCTCGTCGATTGCATCCGCAACGTGATCGACCACGGTGTCGGCGACCTTGGCAGCAACAACCGCAATAATCTTTTCGTCACGCACGGCGGTTACCGTGGCCTTCTCAGTGGCCTCGTCCGCTGCCCGTTTCCGTTCTTTTCTGACTCCAGCCGCCTCCGATATTTCTGAGTACATTTCCATGAATTGCGTCAGCCGCCCATCTAGTCTCGCTGCAATCTCTTGTTGCTTGTCCATAGCGGCGTTCTGCAATTTCAGTGCCTCGGCCGTATCCTTGGCGATCTGGGCGACCTGCTCCCGGCTCTTTTTGTTGCTGCGGTTGGTCAGCAACATGCCGATCACGGCGGCGCCAGCAATAATGACGGCACCTGAACTAGTC